CGTCTATATTCAAATATAGCGATGATACTACATCAAGCACTTCAGACACAATACTAACTACATCTTCTTATAGTATTCCTGCTGGACAGACACTTGTGAATGTTAATGTTGGAAATTTGGTTACATCCATCGAATCATATACTTTCACCATAATAAATTCCACTTTGGATACATTATCATTCACTCCAATTCCAGTCATTACAACTATTGGCCAATATGCGTTCAGAAATTGTAATGTGCTGTCGCAGGTATATATTCCCAAATCGGTTACAACTATAGGCCAAAATGCTTTTCAAAACTGTACCTCCTTAACAACACTAGTATTCGACCCAAGTTCAAACATTACATCTATGGCAGATTATGTATTCGGTAGTATAGCAATTACATCGTTATCCATACCAGATTCAGTTATATCTATAGGGAGTGGCTCGTTCTATCAATGTCAGAATTTGACTACAGTCACCATAGCTGAGTCTAATTCGAATCTTACATCTATTGGAGAGACTGCCTTTATGAATTGTAATAATTTAACATCAATAGTCGTTCCTAATGAACTTACAACGATTGGTTCACAAGCATTCACCGGTTGTTCGAAATTGAGTTCAATAACATTCCCGCAAAATTCATCCATTACGAATATCAATAATCAGGCATTTTATAGCAGTGGATTAAAGACCGTAACTATGTATTTATCCACTATTAACGCATATAATACTTATAATCCAGATAATATGCTTCCCACAACAAATAATTCCTGGTATACTTTTGCTGGTTCGACTGGAGTTAACTTTACTGTAATACAATAGATACTAATAGATACTAATAGATACTAATAGATACTAATAGATACTAATAGATACTAATAGATACTAGCAGGTGGTATACTATATAATATTCAATGATATAGTATAATACTTCAATGTAGAACAGTGTATAATACTTCAATGTACAACAGTGTATAAGTCTTCGATAGTGTAAAATAGACAAAACATAATATATTATTATATATTATATTATGAATTTTACTGGCACAGGATGGTATTTAATTTCAAACACTAGATCAAATACATGGAATGATATGAAATTAGCAGAGGGATTGATTATGTGTAGTGTATACGAATATATATATAGTTTAAGTGGTAGCCCGATCACTCCAAATACCTCATTATCTGTTAATAATTGGACACCGATTGATGTGAGTAATGCCAACAACCCTTCATTAACAGTCGGGACAAATTATTGGGTAAATATTACATATATCCCGCCACCGTCGTTTAGTATTGTTGATGGTACATCAGCCACATTTAGCGGAACAGGAAGTATATCTAGTAGCCTTATAACATCGATGATACAGTCTTCTGGATATACTCAAGCGACTGTACAATCGGTGACATCTATCCGTTTTTACGGATTTAATAGAATAAACGCAACTGGATTGAGTGAATACTCGGGTGATGGGGTAAGTCAAAATGTTCCAAATGTATTAACCATAAGCATTGCTTCTAGTGTTAAAACCATTGGCGATAATGCGTTTGTTTTTTTTCCTTTTAAGTATCTTTCCTCTGTAACATCCATAATATTTGAAGGAAATTGTCAGATAACTAGTATTGGAGCAAATGCCTTTAGTGGATTTATAGGTCTAACATCATTTACTATTCCGACATCAGTGACTACGCTTGGTCTAAATGCTTTACAAAGTGTGGGCTATAGCGACTACGATGCATTAATTTCTGACAACTTGACATCGATTGGCGCAGGAGCATTTGCTGGAGCATCAATTAGAAAATTTTTTGTGTATCCAACTAATCCAAATTATTCTGGAATTGATGCATTATTTAATAAAAATCAAACAACTTTGATTCAGTATGCGTCAACTGGATATAATAATGTTACATATCAAATACCATCGACGGTTACTACTATTGGTGCCTATTCGCTTAGCGGTATACAAATAACTAATGTAACAATACCTAATTCGGTTACGATTATAGAAGAATATGCTTTTAGTGGTGGTGCTTTTACTCAGCAAATGGTAATTCCCGCATCGGTTGTATCTATTGGAAAATATGCTTTTCAACAGATGATAAATATGCCATATTTTAGTGTAAATAGTAACAATACATATTATTCGTCAGATGGTGCTGGTGTTTTATTCAATTACGAAAAATCTAGGTTAATTCAATATCCCGGTTCGCGTAATGCTAGTAGTTATACTATACCTTCTACTGTAGAAATCGTGGATGGATACGCATTTGCCAATGTTTCTAGTAATAGTACCATGTGGGGCACTAGCGTCTTTACTACTGTAGTATTACCATCATCGGCTAGTCAAAATATAGGGTTACGCATATTAGAGTATGCCTTCGCAAATACACAGTTAAGCACATGTGAATTTAGTACATCCAATGTTACTGTTATTGGAGACTACGCATTTTATGGTACAAATCTGTCTCATGTTACTTTTCCGGTAAGTATCGTAAGCATAGGTAATAACGCGTTCACAGGAATGTACACAATAACGGCTGTAACTTTTAATGGCGATTCCGCTGTACAAAATATTGATTATAATGCTTTTCAAGGTAACATAACTCTAACAATATCAGCATATACAGTTAATGTGATACAAGGTAACCTAAGTCCAGGATATTACAAAGGTTATATCCCCCCAATATTTGCCAATCTCCCTGTACCGATTGGTACTGGTGAACCAGTAATTGTTAATCTATCTGGTAAAGAAAGAATTTTTGCTGGTGCGAATGTCCTGAGCTTGACTATAACAGCATAACATAATAATTATAAAAATACAATACGATGACAATATAATAAAGCAATAGTAACTAATATTAATTATGTCTACATTAATATTAGTTACCATATAAATTTGAAGATTTGGTTAATATTGATATAATGCGGTTGCGGTTAAAGTAAATGACCAGTTACTGCCATTCAGATTGACGGTATATCCTTTATCGTCAACTAATCGTATGCGCATTCGTTCAAGATCAACTGGTCCAAAGTATACACGTTCAGCGTCATCTAAATTGAAATCATCTACAATGGGATCTCCGAATGCGATCCCTCTCTTTCGTAATGGTATTAGAGCAAGTACATCTGTTGTGGTAGGCGATGTTAAGAAACTTTTAGTTGTATTAGACCGCGCTTGTGTAGTTTGATTTAAGGTGTATAGCTGTGCTTGTGTCAATCGTCGAGGCGCATTTTGAAAATAATTGGGGGTATTTGACGAAGATCCTGCTGTCGTGCATGCTAAATCAGCATTCCAATAAGACGGAATTTCCGCATATTTTTGCGTGGGTGTTATTCCAACCAGTCCCTTGTTAAGGTGATTTTGATTAAAATCGTCCAATACCAATAAAAAATATTTTGATCCGAATGTATCTACGATTGATTCGGATGTTATGGAAGATCCAGTAGGTGGCGATGGTATCGTGTATATTAATTGACCATATAAAGGATTCGTCTTGGATAGATTAATATTGCCTCGAAATCCAAGAACCCATCCAAGATTATTATTAAATTTGCTTACAATTTTATTACATCCAGTTGTATCACACACTAGCTGACCAGATGGATCGTAAAAGGTTATATTGTAAGGTGTAGATGCGGAATTATTTGTGAAGGTGGTTTTGCCTGTGTTTTGATTATAAGAAATATCTATATCTATGCTGTTGGCAGTTAACTGCCCATTAATTACAAACACCAATTCGCTTGTAGTATAATTGCCAGATGGAATAACAATGGTGGTGTTGTCTACAAAGAAACAATTATTCCCCTGGTAACTATCAATTAAATACCACGAATTAGGTATAGTATACGAGGTTAATTGAATACTGATCGTATTAAAAAGAGGGTCACTCAGATCTAATGTGAAGTTTGTAGCAGACGATGGTCCGTCTGGATCAGATGTATATGGTATTATATTGTCTCTGTAATTACTGTCGATATTAATAATGCGTGTCGTAGTATTTTTTAGATTTGGATTTAATTGTCCTTGGGCTACAGGGACTTGAAAAGTGTTGCTGATACCAAGCTGGTTTTTATTCATTACAAATTTACCATCTTGTTCAAATATATTTATTTGTTGTTTTCTTTGAGTGACCTTGTCAAATTGTGTTTTGTCTGTTTGTTCTTGTGTTGGGTATTCATTTTGATACAAGTTGCCAAGTTGATTATTTGGCTTTTTGAGAATATTATACTCTGAATTTTCATTTTCTTCATTTATATCTAGGTCTTCTAGGAATTTATTTTGAATCTGTTGAAAAAAATTAGCTAAATCATAGTTATCCTCGCTCGTAAAGCGATTAATTAATGGATTAGACGCTTCAACAATATCATCATATGTTAATGTGTCTGCCTTATGTGATATATCTAACAATGCTAATAGATCTTCTTCTGTATAGTTTTCAACATTTAGATCGGTCGAATCATTCATATTAATTAATATGTATATATAAAAGATTAGGTTTAATAAATTATTCGCAATATTCAATTATTTCACTAAAAATAGTTACGAAAGTAAGGATAAGATAAGAATAAGAATACTGAAGTAGTCGTTGTTTAATCATGGAGATACATTTTGAACATGTTGTCGAAACATTTTACAAAATCAAACCCGTATTTATTTACTAATATCCACTCGGGTAGTTGCGTTATACCCTGTCCCCGTTTACAATGTTTATCCCCTTTAAACAATAATTGTTCCATTACATATATAACCTTTTTATAATATGTATCACTGATTAGTGTAGTAGATAAATGTTTCTCTCCCAAATAAATGTATCGATTATAATCCATGTTTTGATAAATCCTGTAATTTTTATCTAGTTTTCTATTGTTAACGATTAATCCGATACCTTCTATTTTATTTGAGTCGTTGTTCATTTCGATGACATACACAAAACTATCTAATGGAATCTTCTCTTTTAATTTGAGTGGAGTTCCATATATACATCCTCGTTGTTCACTCTTTTGTTTGTATGTTACATTTTGAGAATATGTGTCTGTATTGAAACGCGTAGTAGCAATTGTCTTGTATTTCATTGACTTGTATGTAAAATACGATTGTTAATAATAATAATTTACATTCCTATTATTAACCGTGTCCAATTCAATTTTTAATTTATTTATAGTCTAATCTAATGTTATAATGGGAACCCAATTTTTTGACCAATATACCTATCCATGCGAATACTTGTGACAACATCGAAAGTATAAAATGGTAAACATCAAAATGAAATAAAGTGATACCATATACAATGTGATATTATATCGATTTTCTTCATTTATTTCCCAATTTAATGTGACTAAATATGGATCCATAATGTTTATAAAGTTTGTATTATCTAATTTGTACTCTAAATGTGATACAAAACATCCTTTAAAATATATAAACAGACCAAATGAAATAAACGATATGCTAGTCAATAAAATCCCAAGAGGGATTGGAGCAAACATGGTGAGTAGTATGGATATATATGGAAACACTAAATGACATGATTTAATAACAAACATGCATAGGCTGGGTGGATAATTAGTGTTAATAATACAATCATATAAATAATATACTAATTCCTTTCTACATTTTTTCCTATATTCAATATCAAAGTAATTCTTCATACTTGGACTGTCTGTCTTAATTTATAGCGTCAATATTTTATTTCATAATGACCGAGGAGCCATAGAGTGCCTTTTTTTTAGTGCCCTTTTTTAGGTAGAATTTATAGTATTAGCACACCTTCCATATTTTATATTGTAATATCTCTCTATGAATTGTTGTTCCTTCTTGTCTATCCCAAATATTTTGTATATGTTGACTGAACTGTCGCCGTGAGTTCGAGTACGATTATTATTGTACATTTGAATTGCCGACGGTATTTTGGAGAAATCTGGAATATACTCGAATACATACTTTTCCAAATAACGCATTCTATATCTGGTTGTCTCATATAAGAACAATATCAAATCAGTAGAGAGAAATTCAACAATTAATTCCATATCAGTCAACGATTTATCCAATACAACATAATTATCTCTCGTGCTTATGCCATATTCTCCTTCTTTATCCAAATAGGGGAACCCATACATCTTGTGTGCCATTATTATCTTGGGGTGGTCGTGATATAGGGTCTTTTCATTACTATATTGTATTTGAATTCGAGGATCTTTATTCTTATCTAGTAGGGTTGTTCTTATATTTTTATATGGATACAGGTCGTTACTGGTATCGTTTAGATGAATGTTTTTTCCAGGCATATTTGTTTTAATAACATTTAGTTTGCCATATATATTAGTTACTTGTAGCATCTTATTAACAATAGATCCAAAACAAAGAGGAATCGGTAAAAAAGGAGTTAGTTCACTCTTATATACAAAACTTATATAATCCTTCTTTAGGTCGTCGTACAATTCAATCTGTTTTATTTTATTCTTATTTTCTCTCTTTGATAATATAAAATAACATATAGGTGTTTGAACATGATAGCCGAAAAGTTTATTCACTTCACTTGAGTTTAATGTATGGAGTCTTTCAATGTTATATTGTAACATTAGTTCGTACATTCCAGCTTTGTCCGGCTTCATCCAAATTGAAGGTATTAATACACACATCTTCCCATCATCTTTCAAGAGGGATAGATTTTTTTTTACGAAATCGGTCCAGATGGTCTTGCCATCCAGTTTCTTATCCTTGTCGTATTTGGTCGGTACTTTCTTTATGCCATTACAGTTATAAGGGGGATTCCCGATTATAAAATCAAATTGGATCGGGGTTTGCCATTCAATATAGTCGCCATGTATAATATTACCATTTTCTCCAAATGTCTTTCTTAACAATGAAACATTATCTATATTGTACTCGACCATGTAAATCATATTTTTTATTATATGTTCTTTTCTCTCGTTATCATCCGGTATTATAGCAATAAGTGAATGGAATAAAATAACGAACAAGCATATACTATAGTTACCATGACCTGCTCCTGCGTCTAACCATTTCAGTTCTTTATTTTTAAAGTGGCATTCTGGTATTATGGTATACATTTTTTGTATAAACCAATACGGCGTGTGTATCTCGCCGTACAACTCTTTTAGTTCGGCGTTATATGTTATGTTTTCTGGAACATCTTTCACTAAATTATAATCCGAGGATGTGTTAATATTTAAAATAGACATTTATTATTAGTTTAAATATTATATTTTCATTTCTATCGCTTGTTATTTTTTCGTGTTTTATTGGCCTTTTCTCTATGTCGTGTTGTTTTATTTCCCGTTTGCTTATATTTATGGTTTAATTTGGTTGTTATACTCTCTTCTTGATGTATGATCAAATCGACTATATTTTGATAGAAACTACGAAACTCCTTCTTCTCGCGTTTCAAGTCCTCAAATGAGAACCATCTTATTTTTGCCTTTTCTAGTAATCCATTATCTTTTTTGTGTTTCACATGGGGTAAATATTGAGAAAAAAACTCGTAATTATTCTTATAATAAACTGGTAGGTTATCATCATAATCG